GTCGCCCTCTACCTCCAGCCAGAACGCCGGCCCTTTCACCTTGGTGTCGGTCTTCTCGAAGCGATCTTCTGCGCCTGGCTCATAGGCCTGGATCGCGTCTCCCCATCCGCCAGCAACCACGCTACTGACGACCGGGAAGCTGTAGTAGCGGTTGGGCTGAACTGCGGGGGACACGTTGCTCACGATCGAGTCCCCCTCTGTTGATAACTGGATCAGGGCTGGCGCCACAAGAGCGCCCGCGGCGCAGCCGATCTTGGACTCCATGGTCGCCGCCGCGCGTTCTCCGAGGTTCCTGTGGCCATTGAGGATCTGCGACAGATACGAGGAGTCCAGATCGTGCTGGTCCGCAAATTCCTTGAGTGACGCCGACCCAATAAGCCGGCGCAAAGCGCTGATGCGCAACTGGTGAATGTCCATTTCCAAAGTCTGTCCGGGAGTTAGCAAACAGTAAATTACGGTTTGCTATTGCTGCGCCAATTAGCAGTTGCTAATCTGGCTGTACATAGGAGGTGCCCATGACCTTGCACGACTACATCAAGGCGCTGCGGAAGGATGAGCTGGAGGTTTTCGCCAGCCGTTGCGAGACATCCGCCGGCCAGCTGAAGCAGATCGCTTACGGCCACCGCCAGGCCAATCCGGCACTGGCGATAAACATCGAGCGCGAATCCAGCGCCGCCGTCTCCTGCGAAGAGATGCGGCCGGACGTCGACTGGGCGTACCTGCGCCAGAGCGGCAAGGCGCAAGTCGCGTAGCGACTATCAGGGATACCGAAGATGGGGTCGTGTTCGTTCATGGCTCCACGATAAGAGCAGGAGAGCAAGATGACACTGTCCAAACCGCGACAGAACTGCAGCCGGGACCAGGTGCTGATTGCGCACGCCCAAGAGCAGATCGCACGCACGTCGTTCTCGACCGACCACTTCGCACATGCGCTGAACACCATCCTGCTGGAGACCATGGGCGACCAGGTCGACGCCAAGAAGGTGCCGGACCTGCGCGATACCTCAATTGACGGCGCCAAGTACATGCGGGATGCCGCCAACTGGCTGAAGCGCGTGCAGCGCTGGCTGGATCGCTCCGTGGATTTCCCGGCCTGGCTGGAAGAGGCCTGGGTCGAAGCCCTCGAACCCGAATACCGCGAGCGCTGCCTGCAGGAGCTGGCCAGCCGTTACGGCCTGCTGGCGGTGCGGGAGCTGGGTGGCGATGCCTGCCCCGTGACCGCGTTCGGCCAACTGGTGACCCGCATGGGTTCCACCGTGGAGGCCTGCGGCCATGTGCTGGCCGATGGGCTGATCGATGAGCGAGACCTGCCGAACCTCCCCGCGATGATCGAGGCGCTGCTGGCCGCCGAGAGCCGCTGCTGCCAGTTGAGGCGCGCGGCTGAGAACGTGCTTGGCAGCAAGCAGCCTGCCCTGAGGTCCGTGCCGTGAGTACCGTGATCATGTCGGCCTGCTGGCCGCTCCAGGGGATGACAGCGACGCAGAAGGCTGTGTTGATCTCGCTGGCGGACAACGCCAACGACGAAGGGGTGTGCTGGCCTTCCCTGGCGCGCATAGCCGAGCGCACTTGCTTGTCTGAGCGCGCTGTCCGCAACGCTCTCCGGTGGCTGGAGGAGGTTGGGCTTCTGGTTACCCATCAGCGTAACGGCCGCTCCGCCTACTACACGGTGAGCCCGTCCTCCTACGACCCCGGCACCAGATGCCCCCCGGAACAAGATGCCCCCCACCCCGGCATATCGTGCCCCCCACCCCGGCACCAGATGCCGGACACCCCGGCACCAGGTGCCCCCAGAACCGTAATAGAACCAAAAGGTGAACCGACAGAGAACCAAACCGCTGGCGCGGACACTCGGAACCGCAAACGCGAATGCCCCGTTGAAGACATCGTCGAGTTGTTCAACGAGTTGCTGCCGGAGCTGCCGGCGGTTGTGTTGATCAACAAGGATCGCCGTTCGGCACTGAACGCTCGATGGGGGGAGAGCGAAGTTCATCGGGACATGGGCTTCTGGCGTGAGTACTTCGCCTCGGTTAGTCGCAGTGAGTTCCTGATGGGAAAAGCAAAGGGTAGGGACGACAAGCCCTTCCGCTGCAATTTCGACTGGCTGATTGCCCCCCGCAACTTCGTGAAGGTCGTGGAGGGGAACTACCATGCGTGATCCCTACAGCCGCGAGGCCGAATACGGCGTCCTCGGCGCGATGATGCAGCGCCCTGAACTGATCGACCTGCTGTCAGACGAGTTGACCCCAGAGACGTTCTACGTCGCCGACAACGCCGAGGTGTTTCGCGCCATACGGGCCGTAAAGGCCGGCGGCAAAGCCGTGGATTACGTGTCAGTTTCCGAGCACATCGGCATGATGCCTGGCGGCGATATGGCTCTTGGGTACTGCGCCGAGATCGTGAAGAACACCCCAAGCGTTGCCAACGCCGCCACCTACGCCAGGATCGTCCGGGAGCGTTTCGTTGATCGACAGCTCTACGCCGCGTCGCTGGACATCGCCGATCTCGCCCAGAGCAATCAGGATACCCAGGAGAAAGTTGCATCCGCGCACGCAGCGATCATGGCGGTGGATGCCGGAGAGTCTGGCGATGATGCGGTGAAAGCTGCCGATGTCCTGTCGACCCAGCTTGAGGTGTGGCAGCAGCGCTACGACCGCTACTGCAGTGGCGAGACCTTGATGGGCATCTCATCCGGGCTCAAGGACCTGGATGAGAAGATCGGAGGTTTCCTCCCTGGACAACTGATCATCATTGCTGGTCGCCCAGCCATGGGCAAAACCACGCTGGCTATGTCCTGCGCCATCAACGCTGCGATCCAAGAGAAGAAGTCGGTTCTATCCATCAACCTGGAGATGCGCAATGGCCAGTTGATCGATCGAGCTGTCTCGTCGATAGGCCGGATTCCGCTGGCAATGGTCCGCAATGGAAGCGCCTGTGAGGCTTACGGCTCCGAGCTTGGTGCGGCGGCCCATACCATCCAGATGTCGAATCTGTACCTCGCCGACAAGCCTGCGCTGAACACGATAGGCCGTGTTCGCTCAATGGCCCGTCGCCACAAGATGCGCTACGGCCTGGATCTGCTAGTGGTGGACTACCTGCAGCTCTTCGAGGGTGACGGCGACAACCGAGTCAACGTGATCAGCGCCATCAGTCGCGGCTTCAAACTGTTAGCGAATGAGCTCGGCATCCCGGTCATCTTGCTCAGCCAGTTGTCCCGCAAGTGCGAGGAGCGCCCCAACAAACGCCCGATCAACTCCGACCTTCGCGAGTCCGGGGCCATCGAGCAGGACGCCGACATCATCCTCTTCGTGTACCGCGACGAGGTCTATCACCCCGAGACCGATTACAAGGGTGTGGCCGAAATCATCATCGGCAAGGGCCGAGAGATTGAGGCCTGCACCGTGCGTGCGGCTTTCATCGGCCAGTTCAACCGATTTGAAAACCTGGCGCCCGAGTGGCGTGAGCCTGAGCCTGCACCGGCAAAGGTCGCCTCCCTTGCGAGCAGATACCAGGACCGCAAAGGAGGATCTTCCCGTGGCTGACAAACTCCGCTGGCGCAAGAAGCGCGACCGCGATAACAAGCTGATCAAGGACTGCTGGATCACGGAGTGCGGCTACACCGTCGCGCTGTGCCGGCTGCCGAACAACCGCTACACGATTTCTGCACCTGGTGGCAGCGCCCCCTTCGCCTACACCAACGAGCGCGATGACATCGAGGCCCTGATCCAGGCTCACAAGGAAGCCCAGGCGGTGCCGGCATGATGCAGGGTAGGGCGGTAACCGCCGAGCAGAAGCGATGGCACGACCTGCTGGTCAATCACGTTGGCTGCATCGCCTGCCGCAAGGACGGGCGCCTGGGCAACACCCACTGCAGCATCCACCACATCGACGGGCGCACGAAGCGCGGAGCGCACTGGAATGTGATCCCTCTCTGCGGCCCGCACCACCAGACCGGCGGCGAGGGTGTCGCGCTACATCACAACAAGGCGCGATTTGTAGCGCGCTACGGTCGAGAGGACGACCTCCTCGCCGAGTGCGCCAAGATCCTCGCCGCCGACGGTCATGACATCCCCGCCGGCTTCCTGGCCTGGCTGGATGGCGACGAGGTGATGGCGTGAGGCGCGGGCGCGGGATCAGCCCGCTTACTCACAAGCGCCACCCGGACGGCTACACGGTGAACCTCAAGATGCACGACCCCGAGCTGGTGGCGCTGGGCTGGGTCCGTGTGGAGCAGTACCGGCAAGAGAAGGGCGGCCACGCGGTGATCGCAGAGTTCGGCACCCAGGACGGCTTCCCGTGCTGGATGTACAGGACCCGGATGGCGGATGGCAGGAGCTTCGGTGTCTTCCCCACCGCCATTGGCGCGGCCAAGTGGATCGAGCGCGAGCTGGCGCGGGAGGTGGCTCATGTCGGGTAAGCGCCTGGTATCGACCCATGCCTTCCGCCGCCCCTCCGTGGACTATGAGGGGAAGGAGCAGGCCTCCCTGTTCAAGTGGCTGGCCCTCCAGCACCCGCAGGCATTCAAGCTGGCCTACCACGTCCCTAATGGTGGCCACCGTGTCAAGGCAGTCGCCGCGAAGCTGAAGGGGCAGGGCGTGAAGGCCGGCGTCAGCGACATCGTGCTGCCGATGGCCAGGGGTGGCTACTTCGGCCTGTACATCGAATTCAAGGCAACCCCGCCCCACGACTCGCCGGTAACCGAGAGCCAGCATTCGTACCTGATGAGCGTAGAGCTGCAGGGATACATGGCCCTGGTATGCCGGGGGATCAACGAGGCGATCGAGGTCATCAACGGCTACATGGCCATGCCGCCCACCCAGGCGGTGAAGGGTTGATTCCGAAGCGTCACGGGCCAGGTAGGAGGCTGGAGGTTATCGACCTGGCGGCCTGCTCCGATTGCGCTGGGCAGGGGTGGACCAAAGGCCTGTTTCACGACCTCAAGTGCAACACCTGCGGCGCGTCGGGGATGGTGAGCAAGGAAACAGGCGAGGCACTGCCCGCCGAGGTGTTGGTTCTGCAACTGCGCCTCCGCCTCAATCAGCGGGACCGCCGGCTGGCGCAGCTTGAAGGCAGCCACCAGAGCAAGGGCGGCCCGCACGAGGATTACAGAGGAAAGAGGAACCCCGCTGGGATCGGCGGTGGCAACTGGACCGGAGATTAAGGGGGATGACCATGGTTTACGCATCAGTACTCGCTGCGGTGGTTTCCGCTCTCGCGGCAGAGACGATCGACAACACCGCCAAGCAGGCATGGCAGAAGCTCTACAGGCCTGGGCACGAGGATGGGCACGACTTCGCCACGCTGATGGGCACCGATGGAGCTGGCCTGAACCGAACCGACGTGGACTGCTGGGTATTTGCCCGTCTGCACAGCCAGCTCAAGCCCAGGCACTGGGATGTACTGGCCGCTCGGTACGGCACCCACAAGGGAAGGAAGGTGGCTGCTATCGGGCGGCTCTGCCCGCTGATCCCAAGCCACGCGCCGAAATTGTTCGTTCAGAAGGCGGTAACGGCATGGGCCATCCCGCAAATGAAAGGCGTGGATGGTAAGCGCTCGTGCGACATGATCGTGCTGCCCAAGAGCTTCTACGACATGAACACCTGGGATCTGGACGCAAGGCCCGAGCAAACTCGCCGGCGCTGGAGGGGAGACGTCCGCAAGCGCCTGGATGAAATGGTGGAGGAGGCGCTTATCGCCGCAGGGGAGATTCTGGAAGCCGAAGGGGTGCTGTTCACCGAAGCGGCATAACGGGTTGCAACCCGTGAGCGCTTGAGCGATATTAATCCCATCCTGTCGATCTTACGCGTTGCGAGGACCGACTCCGACAAAGCCCTGGCCATCCCGCCGGGGCTTTTTCGTTTCTGGCGCACAGCGCCCCATCTTGCTCTGCGCTGCTCCCCTCATCAGCAGCAGCGCCCTTGCCCCTCCCGGGGCCTTTTATTCATGGAG